AGTAAACAAATAACATTTAGATTGTTATATGGAGGAATTGATAAAGAATTTTTGAGTATTCCATTTTTCGGAGAAGTAAATAAATATATAAGTGAACTTTGGGCCGATTGGAAAAAACAAGGAGTTATATATACTCCCGTTGAAAGAAGACCTATTAATTCAAGCACATTTCCAGATATGACAAAAAATAAATTGTTTAATTATTATTTACAAGCATTGGAAACTGAGTTTTCGGTTAGAAGAATGATGCAAGTACAAACCACATTAAAAGATTATAAAACCAAATTAATATTATATACTTATGACTCATTATTATTTGATGTTCCGGTTACCGAGGCAAAAGAAGTATTAATTAAGGTTAAAAACATTCTCCAAGGCGGAGATTTTCCGGTTAAATGTAAAGTCGGAAATATTTATAGTAAAATGAATAATATATCGTTATGAATAAAGTAAACGAAATTTTAACAGAGTGGACATATCAGTTAGAATCAGGATACCCAAAAAAAGATGAAGATTATATAGTGTTGCAAAATATATTGCAAGAATCCACTGATTTTGATCAATCCAAAATACACCAAATAGTTGATAGAGCTAGAGGGTTACAGGAGGAAGAAGTACCAGACATACCTGTAGATAAAACAGCGTTAGATAATGGAGATATTAGTAATAAGGAATTACAAATTCTTATAAATGCATTTACTAATATCTCCAACCAATATGCTAGATATTTAAAAATATTTAGTCTATTTGATCCAAATTCATTAGGTACGATTTCAGAAGTATTATTAACAAAATTATTAAATGCACAAAATAATGTTGTAGCTACACATACCGGAGGCTCACAAACATTAGAGGATTTAACAGTTGATACTAAAAAAATTAGTTTAAAAACATCAGAAAAAAAACAGGCAATTAGTTTAGGAAGTGATGTTAATAATATACCCGATAAATATATAAAAGATGTATTATATTATTTAAATGCTCTAGAAGCTGATCCTAACCAAAATTTTGAAACAAAAACAGTAAGAGATTTGATAAATGATGATCCTGCGGATACGGACAAAATAAAACGAGCTAAACAAGCAATTAAACAAAGAATCGAGTCAATTATAAACAAATTAGTAGGAAAAAACAATGATCATTTTTTTGTGTGGGTTGAAAAAGTAAAAGCTAAGGGATCTGGAAACCCGATAACAGCAATTAACATTCATACTCGTAAATATGATAGAGAAGAACTTAAAACGGCATTTTACAATGGATATCCAAGAACATCAGACACAGCTTGGGGTATATTTAAGAACTCAAATAAAACAGGTGCATTAGTATATTCTGATAAATCTGGTAAATATTTAAACATTACGCCATCTGCTGTTGCTGAGTTAACTTCTAAAAACGATAAACCTATACATATTCCATTAGGCGTAGAATTAGAAAATAACGAAATATCTCCAGAAGAATTAGTATCAACCGAAGTTTTAAAAGTATTAGATTCATTATCTAAAAAATTGTTTGGAAAGTAAACAGTGAAAACACAACTTCTTTGCACCTTCGCTCATAGAAATAATTTAGATATAGTAACAGAATATATCAAACAAAATTTTACAATACCAGAGCATAGAATATTTGTATTTGCAAATAATGAAATAAGAAGTGAATTGTATTGTACATTTAATGCCGAGGATAATGGATTTCGAGGAAAAAACACAATAAGTATACACCGAAAGAAAGAGACAAATACACTTTATACGGTTAATGCTTTAAACGAAGTAATAATGAATTTAAACAATGGAATACTAGATAAAAGTATGTTATTACCTTGGGAGAATTTTGAAAATTCATTCTTGCTAACTAACGAGGATGGATATAAGCGAGTTGAATTGATATTTGTAAAAAGAATTAGTTTTTAAGTTATATTTATATTATATAATGGAGTAAAAAAAAATGAAAAGAAAAAATATATTAGCAGAAAATATGAGACGGTTCAATACTAAGAATTTAAAAGAGTATGAAAAGAAACATGGACCAAACCAAAACCCAGATAGACATAAAGTCAACATTGACGATATTGATGCACACTCAATTGAATTTGAAGATATCGACACACGAGATTATCCAGATTTCGTAGATTCGTATATATCATATGCAGAATTCGAAGATGGCACACCATTAAATGATGATCAAATGGATTGGGTAATGGATAATGCTGGAGATTGGGTATACGATCGACTTCAGGACTATTTACATTAAAGATAAAATAAAATTATGGCATATCTTAGAGCAAATTTTCAAGACCCATATGGGACAACTAATGACAACGCTTACACTCACATCCAAAGTTACAAAGTAGATGTATTAAGTAAAATTGCTAAAATAACTCTTGTTACTTATGTTTCCCAAGAAGCAAAGGAAAATGGATTCAAACCAATTTCAACTGAAGTACAAAAAATCACAGGTGCAGAATATGAAACAATGTTTGGTGATGAAAGTACTGTTATGGAGGGTCCGGGACAAATGGAACAACCCTTGCAATCCCACACACTTAGTAAATTCTATACATCATTAAATGAAATGGATAGTTGGAGTGGGGATGATATTACAAACCTTTATGAAGATGAATGGATAAATCCTGAGGAATCCGATTGGGTAGATTATAACCTTATAGCAATAATGTTGTTATCAGCTTACTCGGAGGAAAATCTAGATGCTATAACAGAAATATTAGATGATCATTTTCCTTCATCGGGGGAAGAAGAACAAACCCTAGCAGTTCGTTTAACCGCACATAAATGGATATTATTTGATTCTATTAGAGTGAATGATGACGAGGGTTTATATTCTGATGGTTTAATTACCCATATAGAGAGTTTAATAATAGAGAACGAAGGTGAAGGAGAAGGCGAAGGTGAAGGAGAAGGCGAAGGTGAAGGAGAAGGAGAAGTTATTGAAATATTAGACCCAATTCCAGATGCTACAGACGCTACAACATTTGTTATTGATGGAGAAGAACTTATTACAGTAACAACAACAATGGTTGATACTTTTGGCGATGGATGGAACGGTGATGTACAAGCTAAAGTCACAAATATTGTAACTGGTGAGGTATATGGTATTTTTATGGGACCAGAAGAGGGTTCAAATTCACAAGAAGTAAATTTAATACTTCCTCCTGGAACGTATGGAGTTTATATGGATGGAGAGAATTACTCATGGACTGAAGAAAATTCAATGACAATTACTATTAGTGATATAACAGTGTTTGAAATTGGTTTAGGAACATTCCCTACCGAACCTGGTGATTGGGTTTCTCCTTTTGTTGAGATACTTGGTTGTACAGATGATAAGGCCATAAACTATAACCCCGAGGCAAATGTGGATGATGGTACTTGTGTATATGAAGATGAAGGAGATGGCGACGGAGAAGGTGAAGGTGAAGGTGAAGGCGAAGGTGAAGGTGAAGGAGAACCAATACTTGGTTGTACAGATCCTACTGCAATAAATTATAATCCAGAAGCAACGATAGAGGATGGTAGTTGTCAATATGAAGGAGAAGGTGAAGGATAGCAGAAAATATGAGAAAAAAAATGAAAAAAAATATACTAGCAGAAAATATGCGGAGATTCAAAACTAAGAATTTGAATGAAATTGGAAATTTTCACGACCCCCGAATGTCAAGTGGAAACTTTGACCATTTAACTCCTAATCCAAAATGGGATATAAATGTAAATTATGTACAAATAGACACAAATTTTCATGATGTAACTATGCAAAAACAAGGAACATTAGATAGTCATTTTTTGGAAGAAGTATTAGGAGATCTTGAAGCATACCTTGAAGATCAAAATATTACAGGTGACGATGGCCACCCTTCATTTGATATAACTAGATTTGTATCTGACATAAAACTTGATTGTGAAATTAAAATGGGTAAAGATGAAATAGATTTAACTATCGAATTAGATCCAGATGGAAGCATTAAATATGTCAACATAGGTGATGAGCCATTAGCAGAAAAATATGGAATCACCGATGAGTCAGTTATGAAGCACTTAGAAGCAAAAGGAATATAATGAAATTAAAATCACTATTAAACGAAAAATATTTAGGCTTTGGAAATCAAGGCAAAAAACCTATCGTCCAGGAAGATCAACAAATAGACGATGCTGTTAAACAAATAGTAAATAAATTAATTAGCATTAATATAATAAACCCAGCTGATAGAAGAAGAGCAGAGCAAGCATTAGATATAGAATTAAGTGGAATTAGATTTGGTGGAGGATTAGAAGATACAAAATTTGATAGCACCGGTATAGAAGATAAAATCAACCCAGGAAATACTGAAGATGATCAAGCTAAAAAAGACGATTATGAGTGGAGAATGCAGAACTTTTAAAATAATTAACGAATAACTTTGAATTAACGAATTAATTACATATATTATAATTAATAACTAAACAATATAAACAATTAACTAATAAAGGAGTAAAAAATGAGTTTAGATTTAGACGCCATAAAGGCAAAACTTACACAATTAAACAAGACAGACGACAGAAGAAATAATCTTTGGAAACCCGAACCAGGTAAACAAACGATTCGAATTGTACCTTATGTACATCGCAAAGAAAACCCGTTCCTAGAAATGTATTTTCATTATGATATCGCAAAGCGTAGTATGCTTTCGCCTATCACATTTGGCAATGCAGATCCTGTAGTAGAATTTGCTGAAAAGCTTAAGAAAACAGGTGATAAAGACGAATGGATAATGGGTAGAAAAATCGAGCCAAAGATGAGAACTTATGTTCCTGTTATTGTTAGAGGTAAAGAATCTGAAGGAGTTAAATTTTGGGGGTTTGGAAAAACCGTATACTCAGAATTGCTTTCAATAATTTCAGACCCAGACTACGGTGATATTACCGACCTAATGAATGGTAGAGATATTACAGTAGAATTTACACCAGCAGAAGGCACTGAGAGGTTTCCAAAAACTTCAATCAGAGTCAAGCCAAATACTTCGGCAGCAACTGAAGATAAAGGCGTAGCTGAAAAAGTCATGAATCAAATAAAGATTACAGACTTATTTCCCGAGCCAACTTATGAAGAACTAGAACAGGCACTAGCAGATTGGATGAATCCAGAAAATGCTGATTCAGATACTACGACACCAACAACCAATGGTGAAGCAAAAACTGAAACTACTACTAAAACTGAACCTAAAAAGACAGCTGATGTAGCAACTGCATTTAATGATTTATTTAATCAATAGGAGTCTATACTATGGCGAAGAAAAAGAGCGAACTGGAAGACTCGTTAGCTGAAACACTAGCTGCAAGTATCAATAAACAGTTCAAGGGTCAAAATTACAAAACTGCATTCTTTCTAGATGGAGATGAAGATGCACCTACAAATGTGCATGAATGGATTTCATCTGGGTGTTCAATGCTAGATTTGGCCATTTCAAATAAGCCAAACGGAGGTTTTCCTGTTGGTAGAATTACCGAAATAACAGGACTAGAAGCTTCAGGTAAATCATTACTTGCAGCCCACACCTTAGCAGAAACACAAAAGAGGGGCGGATTAGCAGTTTATATTGACACTGAATCTGCAACTAGCTCTGAATTCTTAACAGCAATAGGAGTTGATTTAAAATCAATGCTATATGTTCCAATGGAAACAGTTGAGGAGATATTTGAAACTATCGAAACAATTGTAGACAATGTAAGACTATCAGACAAAGACCGATTGGTAACAATCGTGGTAGATTCAATAATGGGAGCATCTACAAAAATCGAAATGGCAGCTGAATATGATAAAGATGGCTATGCGACATCAAAATCCATTATTCTATCAAAAGCAATGCGTAAGGTAACTAACTGGATTGCAAGAGAAAGAATATGTTTAATATTCACAAATCAATTGAGAACAAAGTTAGGTGTTAGTTTTGGAGACCCATGGACGACAGCGGGAGGTAAGGCATTACCATTCCACTCATCAGTAAGATTAAGGCTGAAGTCGTTAGGACAAATCAAAGCAAAAGTAAATGGTGTAGAACAAGTGGTAGGAATAAAAACCAAGGTCACAATCGTGAAAAACAGAATGGGACCTCCACATCGTTCTATTAATTATGATATATATTTCGATTCAGGAATTGATAATTACGGAGGGTGGTTAAATATCATGAAAGACTTCAAACTAGTAAAACAAGGCGGAGCCTGGTATACTTATGAAGACGTAGATGTTAACACCGGAGAGGTTTTAGAAGAAATAAAATTTCAATCTAAAGACTTCGCTGAAAAAATAATTAACAAGACAGATATCCATAATCGATTATACAATCGAATTTGCGAAGCATATATCTTCAAATATGTAGCCGGCGTAGACGGTGGCATTGATGATGTAGTCGTAGATGAAGAAGTAATAAACGAAGAAGGATAATGAATAAGTATCAAGAATTATTTAACCAGTTACAAAAAGAAAAGGCAGATAGGCCATCGGACGTCAATGATCACATCATGATATTTGATGGTCTAAATACCTTTATTCGAGCATTCTCAGCAACTCCTTCATCAAATGAAGATGGCGATCACGTAGGAGGTATTACCGGATTTTTATATAGTATAGGAAAATGTGTAAGGGACTTTAAACCAAGTCGTTGTATTGTAGTATTTGATGGAATAGGTGGTTCTAAAAGAAGAAGAAAAATAAATAAAGATTATAAAGCAAATCGAATTAATAAAACAAAATTAAGACGACACGATCATTATGATATAACCGTCGACCAAGAACAAGAAGAAATGCGTCGACAATTTAGCAGAATAGTTTCATATTTAGATTGTTTACCTGTTACATTTTTAGCAATGGATGGAATAGAAGCAGATGATACTATAGCATATATAATTGAAATGTTTGATGAAGATTTGTTAAAACCAAAAGAAAAACAAAGTAAATTTACAATTGTTTCAACAGATAGAGATTTTTATCAATTAATTGACAATAGAATACAAGTATGGTCTCCCATTAAAAAGAAAATGTATGATATTGATATGGTGATAGAAGAATTTGGAGTACACCCAGTAAATTATGTAATGTATAGAACATTTACCGGAGACAAATCAGATAACATTACTGGCGTTAAAGGAATAGGGCCAAAGACATTATTAAAACACATTCCTGATTTAGTATTATCATTAGATTATACACCAGCAGACCTTCGTGGCGATTGTATAGAAAAATTAGATGAATCTAAAACATATCAAAAAATGTTAGATAATATAGATTTAATTGAAGAAAATTGGGACTTAATGAATTTAAATTTATTAAACATTCCAGCACAAACAAAATCAAATATTCGCAACATAATACAATCACCGATAACCACATTAAATAAAGTCGAATTTCGCAGATTATTTATGGAAGATAAAATGTGGTCCATTATGAAAAATATGCCAGATTGGCTAAACAACACCTGGCTTTCTTTAAGTGCCTTCGCACAACAAACACATAAATAGTATTGGATTACTGTTTTTATTTTAATATAATAAGTTATGACAGATAAATTAAGTGAGTATGGTTGGTCGTTTCAAGTAAAAGTGCTTGCTGCTATGTTTATTGACCGCTCATTTTTACAACAAATTGCAGATATTATACAACCTGAATATTTCGAATCAGATGCAAATAATTGGGTATTAGATGTTATATTAGATCATTTCAGAGAATATAAAACTCCACCAAGTAAAGATGTATTAAAAGTTAAAATAACAGGAATTACAGATGATGTATTTAAAACAGCTATTTTAGAACAATTAAAGGATATATTTCGGTATATGGAGTCAGATGACTTAACATTTGTAAAAGATGAAATATTAAAATTTTGTAAAAACCAAGAAATTAAAAGAGCTATTATGGATTCTGTTAATTTATTGCAAATGGGCAATTATGATGAAATAAAAAGCAAAATTGATTCTGCTATGAAAGCAGGAGCTGACACTGACATTGGACATGAATATAAAAAAGAGGTAGTAGCAAGATATACAAATGCAGCACGAGATACTATTAGAACAGGTTGGGATGTAATTGATGATTTAATGGATGGTGGATTAGGCAAAGGAGAATTGGGAGTTGTAATGGCGCCAGCAGGAATTGGAAAATCTTGGTTGCTTATCAATATTGGAGCAAATGCAATAAAACAAGGAAAAACAGTTATACATTATACATTGGAGTTAAATGACACATATGTAGGCCAAAGATACGATAGTGTAATAACAGGTATTGCAGCACAAAATTTAAAAAATTACACAGATGACATCGAAGAAAAATTAGAAACATTAGCAGGAGAGTTGATCATAAAATATTATCCAACTAAATCTACAGGGATAATGGGAATTAAAGCTCATATTGAAAAAACTGTAATGTTAGGAAATAATCCAGATTTAGTAATAGTAGATTATGGTGATTTATTAAAAGTAAATACTAAAAAAGACAAA